TGCCTAACTTCGGTGGTTCCACAAGCAACTCCAGCGGTTACCTCATCAACCCAGAGTATGCAGGTATCCATGAACTGATCCCTCTTGGTAGCACTCGTCTGCCTAACCAAGGTGGTGGTGAGCGTGGTTACGTTGATTGCGCCCTGACCCTCGGTGTTTACCACCCACAGGCTCACGGTGTCATCCAAGACGTTACCTAATTGAATTACAGGTTGGGGGGCTTCGGCCCCCCGCCTTTTTCAATACTTATTTGTATGACTCAAATTATTACAAAGTTGCCCCGATATTCCGACGGGGAAATTGATCGCGCTTTTATGCGTGAGATCGAAAGCGGCTTCAAGCTGGAACGCGAAACTGAGAAGGAGCGTATCGCAGCAGTAGCCAAGGAAGCCAAGATGTTCCGAGGAAAAACTCACCCAACTCTTGGTCGTCCAGTAGCCAGTATGCCAGCCCGTGACTTCTTCAGGCTGACGCAGAAATACGGACACAAGGAAGTCCACTCGAAGGGCTTCATTAAGTATTTTAACAAGAAGATGCCTGAACTCTCACCTAATCAAATCTAATGCAGGATCGAACATACGGCGATTTAAAGACACTTATCCGCTCCCTAGCTGGGTCGGGTAGTTTTACAACTGAAGAGCAAGCGTCAATCGACAGCTTCGTGAATCGTCGGTATAACGAAGCCTTTAACATGAGCCAGAGTTGGCCACGTTACTTGGTAGTAGGTGAAGAGCGAAGCATATCGACATCCCCCGCCCAGACAATTCCTTACACTCAGTCCGGCAAGAACAACATCGGGGAGTTCATACGGATCCACAGGACTCAACCGTTCCTACGGAACTCTGCATTGGAGTTCGATTTCTACGTGGATTACAGTGGGGCGCATATTTTGAACCTCACGACAGCGGATGCTAATTCTGCATTCGTTACCTACAAAATGGTATTCTCCCCGTTTTCCGTATCCCCGGGTGACGAAACAGAAGTTCCAGGTGAGTTCTTTAATTACATCGCCCACGGAGCTTATTCTGACTTCCTCCGTATGGATGGACAGCACGACAAAGCGATGGCCGAAGAACAGATTGCTATGAACTACATAGCGATGGAACTGGAAAAGGTGGATAATATGTCGAACAACAACGCTCTTAACCGATTCTCAACCCATACCTCTAGACAAGCACGATAGAATATAGTTATGTCGAAATCACGAAACAACGCCCTTGAGTTCTCATCCGTAGGCTCTATCATCATTGACTCCGCTGCGGGTGCCACTGCTGGCAACTTCGGTGCAATCCAGTTCCTGAAGGACGCAACGATCAGCGCAGTAGCTGGTAGCTCAATTGGTAACATTGCAAAGCTCCAGACGAGCTTCAGTGCAGGAACAGTCATCTACGGTAAGTTCAGTTCCGTAACGCTTTCCAGCGGCCTCGTAGCACTCCACAAGATTTAAGATGCACCTATCCCTAAAGGGTTCCATGGATCGCCAGCCCTTGACCGATAGGTTGGGGGATAAACTCCTTGCTGAATACGGCGGGGCTGCTGCGGCGTATAGCCTCCGTTCACTGAGTGGCGACCAGACAAAGGTAGTCCGAGTGCGTCGCTCCAGCGATAACGCAGAGAAGGACTTCACGGCATCCGAGATGGGGGCAGCCCTAGAGGATTGGGTGGGAGCATTAAATGACGGTTTCGTCGAGACATGGTATGACCAGAGCGGCAACGGGAACGATGCTACGCAGACGGTAACAGTGCGTCAGCCTAAGATTGTGGATGCTGGTGTGCTTGTGAGTGGTGGGATTGATTTTGATGGGGTCGATGACACTCTGGACTTACCCGCTGTTATTTCTAGTATTAACTCCGCTTCTTCTTTTACCGTAGCCAGAACCACCAACGCCTCGGCTACCCAAAGTGCTTTAGCTTTATCTAGAAATTCCCCAGAATTAGCTAGGTTCTACGCACCTATTGCAGTCAGCGGCAACTTCTACTTTGGGTATGGTGCGAACACTACAGCCATTAACCTTGGTTCATCTGATACTGACGAGCATTTATTTACTGGAATAGCAGGAAGTTCTACAGCGGAAGGATTTATTGATGGAACATCTGGGGGAACTGTTTCGTCTGTTGATTTATACAGCCAGCAAGCACATGGTGGAATCGGAAGTATAAACAGCACTACACATTGGAACGGAACAATTTCGGAAATCATCATCTACAACTCCGACCAGTCATCCAACCGAACAGCCATCGAGGCTAACATCAACAACCACTACTCCATTTACTAATGTATCTCATCTACGCAACTGAACAGGACGCTTGGGAACGCTCCGAGCAGGAGGGCATTGAAATCGGCCTAGCTCACCACACCGAGGGCAGAGGCTCACGATATGTAACGGCACCACAGGAGACAGCCGATGGCCAGTGGGCGTTGGACGTAGAGAGTTACCAACTGGACGAGATTGAGGAGACGTCTTTAGTTGACACATTCACTCCTAAAACCACAATAGACGAAGCTTAACTTTTTACCCTCCTACACAAGCGTGTTCCTTAGCCCCTATCGGTTAGATTCCTCGCACTTGAAGGCAACCCTAGTTGTAGGATGGGTATCTTTTTTATCTAAATATGAATACTGAAACAGCTCAAAGCCTCTACTCCAAACTGGAGGGTAAGCGGTATCAATACGTTGACCGTGCTCGTCAGTGTTCCAAACTCACCTTACCTTACATTATGCCCGAAGAGGGCTTTGGTGCACACAGCCGTCTGGAAACACCATTTCAAGGCATTGGGGCACGCGGAGTAAATAACCTCGCATCTAAATTATTGTTAGCACTCCTACCCCCCAATGCCCCTTTCTTTCGTCTCAACATTGACTCTCGTGGGTTAGCCGAGGAAGGCGCTCCCCCAGAGCTAGCTACAGAGATTGAGACAGCACTCCAGCAAGTCGAAGAGTCTGTGATGGACGAGATTAGTCGTGAGACCTATCGCACAGCACTCCACGAAGCTCTTAAGCATCTTATCGTCACTGGTAACTCCCTCGTCTATCTTCCTGAAGAAGGCGGTATGCGTGTGTTCCATCTTGACCGCTATTGCGTAGAGCGTGACCCAATGGGCAACATTCTTTATATCTGCACCAAGGAGCAACTCTCCTATATGTCCCTAAGCCCAGAGATGAAAACTCTAGCGGGCGCTGAGGGCGGCGAAGGAGCTGACAACGAAGTCCACCTTTACACTGCCGTGTGTCGCAAAGAGAACGGCTGGAAGGTCTGGCAAGAAATCAACGGTAACGTAATCCCAGACAGCGAAGGCTTCTACGCAAAGGACAAGAACCCATTCATCCCTCTCCGCTTTAGTCGTATCGACGGTGAGGACTATGGACGTGGCTACGTTGAGGAATACCTCGGTGACCTCCAGTCCCTTGAGTCCCTCCAGCGTTCCCTTGTAGAGGGTTCTGCGGCTGCCGCTAAGGTTCTCTTCCTAGTGAACCCTAACGGGACTACACGCGCCAAGACACTCGCCGAGAGTCCTAACGGTGCAATCGCGCAGGGTAACGCATCTGACGTGTCCGTGCTCCAGCTCAACAAGTTTAATGACTTCCGTATTGTACAGGAAGCTATCGTCAAGATTGAGGAACGCCTCGGTCACGCCTTCCTGCTAACCTCTGGTGTTGTTCGCAATGCCGAGCGTGTCACCGCTGAGGAAATCCGTATGCTAGGACAAGAGCTTGAGACTGCTATCGGTGGCCTCTACTCGCTCCTCTCAGTGGAACTTCAGATGCCCCTCGTGAACCGCCTGATGGCTGTGATGGGTAAGAAGAACAAGCTACCTAAGCTTCCCAAGGACCTCGTTAACCCTGTTATCATCACAGGCGTTGAAGCCCTTGGACGAGGACACGACCTACAGAAGTTGGATATGTTCCTAGCTGGAGCTGCTCAAGTCGTAGGCCCTGAGGCTGTAGCCCAGTTCGTCAACGTAGGTGAATACTTTAAACGTCGCGCCACCAGCCTCGGTATCAAGACTGTGGGTCTGGTTAAAAGCGAAGAACAAATGGCTCAAGAAGCTCAACAAGCTCAAATGATGCAAATGACGGAGAAGCTCGGCCCTAGTGGTATCAAAGCAATTTCCGACCAAGCAAAAGCACAACAAGAAATAAGCGAGGAACAATAATATGGCTGAACTACAGCAAATGCAGGTAAACGAAATCAACGAGGAAGAGAACATCTCCCTCGAAAAACAGGCGGCTATGCAAGAAGAAGCTGCCCAACAGCGTAACCAAACGCTTGAAGCTGACCCCAAGGCTGGCAAAGAGACCATCGAGGAACAGCTTAAGGAAGAAGAACCAGAGCGCCCTGAGTGGCTCGACGAGAAGTTTGAGAGCCCAGAGGAGATGGCTAAGGCTTACAAGGAACTACAGAAGAAGATGTCCGAGCCTAAGCCAGCTAAGAAGACGACCGCTAAGAAGGACACAGAGCCCGAAGTAGCCCCCACAGAGGTTATGTCTGAGGCTATTGACACAGCTACAAATGAGTTCTCAGAGAACGGTGAGCTGTCCGACAAGACCTTTGAAGCCCTAGAGCAAGCTGGTCTTCCACGTCACTTCGTTGAGGCATATATCAACGGTCAGCAAGCTATGTCCGTACAGCAGGCTTCTGCTATTCAAGAGTCTATCGGCGGTGAGGGTAACTACTCCGCTATGTCCGAGTGGGCTACAGAGAACCTTATGGACAGCGAGCTGGACGCCTTTAACTCTATTGTTGAGGGTAGCTCTGTAGATGCCGCTAAGATTGCCGTTAAAGGTCTCTATTCACAATTCCTAGCTGCGGGTGGTAAAGGCCCGTCGCTAGTTCAAGGTTCCACCACTGGAGAAGCTGGTGCTAAGCCTTTCGGTTCCGCAGCACAGCTCACAGAAGCTATGCGCGACAAGCGCTATGAAACTGACCCTGCCTATC